GCAGCGGACGCCGTCCGCGCAGAGTACGCAAGCGCAATTGCGCCAAAGAGCGAGCAGGCAGCCGATGAGGCCGCCGAGCTTCGCCGACTTGGCCGCGATGGCGGCGAGCGCACATTTGAACATCGCGATGTTACCAAGTCCACGGGTCTGGGCAATCCAGTTTCCGTAGCGGCGATGGTTAATGTTGTTGCTGGTCAGGTCAATCCGTTCCTTAACGCCGATGTTGTCGATATCATTCGCGCAACGACCGGCAATCAGATTCTTCTTCCGCGTGTAACCGCGCTTGGAACTGCAGCTGCAGTTTCTGAAGCGGCCGCCGTAGGCGAGTCCGATGGAACCCTTTCGAACCTGGCTCTTACGCCAGCGAAGTATGCAACGCTGCTCCAGATTTCACAGGAGCTTGTGCAGGATGCAGCCTTTGATATTACCGCTTTCGTTGCCGAGAAGGCAGGCCAGGAAGTTGCAATCGCCCATGGCGCAGTTGCAGGCCCGGCCATTGCTGCAGCAGCAACTGTTGGCAAGCAGGGCGCAGCCGTTGCGCCCGTGTATGCGGACCTTGTGGATCTTATCTACTCGGTGAAGCAGCAGTACCGACGCGCGCCAAAGCGCGGCTTCATTATGAACGACACTACAATGGGTGGCGTTATGAAGCTTCTTGATTCGCAGAATCGACCGATCTTTGTGCCAGGCGATCTTACGCGCCCTGACACGATTCTCGGATTCCCGGTCTATTCGGGTCCTTTGGCCGACACTGGCGACGAGGCCTTGAGCATCGTCTTCGGCGATCTTGGATCAGTAAAGACTGTTCTGGTCGGCGGCGTGGATATCGCCAGCTCGGCGGACTACGCTTTCGCAAACGGCCTTATCACCTACCGAATTCAGGTTCGTGGCGTGACGGGGCTTGTTGAGGCAAGCGCAGTTAAGAGCTTCAAGGGAGCGAATGTCTAACAACTAGTTAGACATTGAGGACACAGCGGGAGAGGGCGCAAGCTCTCTCCCGCATAACTACGGAGGACAAATGAAAATTAAGATGAGAATGCAGATCACAGGAACGCGCAACGGCGTTGCATGGCCGCCTATCGGCGGCATTGTTGATCTTCCCGAGAGTGAAGCGCAATGCATGATTCGACACAGCTACGCTGTCGCAGCGCCAGAGCAGGCAATGCCGCTCGTAGAGCGCGCGCAAGTTAATAATAATACGCAGACAGCAACACTTAAAACGCGCGTGGTAAAACGCGGGAAAGCGAGCAAGTAAATGTCCGAAATTACAACTGCACAGATTACAGTTGGCGCAACGCCAACGCTACTTGTTCGAGCAGACACGGACGGCTGCATTGTTATTCTGCACACGCACGCAAATCACGGCATTGAAATCGGCAACGCAACGGTAAGCGCAGGAACAGGTTTTGGCTTGCACGCGGACGAAACTTTCGAATTTAGATTGCCCGCAAACGAGGCGCTTTATGGCATTCGTACTGCATCGCAGGATGAAACAATGTATGTAATGAGAGTTGGGAACCGATAATGAGCTATGCAACCCTTGCAGAATTTAAATCCAGTTTGGGCATTACAGATAGCGCAGATGATGGCGCGCTTCAATCTGTGCTTGATGCAACAGATCAGCTTATTAATAATTTTGTTGATTCGAAAATTGGCTTTGAGCGCACCGCAAGCCAGACGCGCTACTACACAACAAACTATCTTGCCTATGTTCTAACTGATCCAATCGTTTCTATTACTACGCTGCAGACGGATGACAGCGGCGACGGCACCTATTCAACAACTTGGAGCGCATCGGACTACATTCTCGCTCCACGCAATGCAGCTGTTGATTCTCGGCCGTACACAGAAATTAATACAAACATTTCCGAAACTAAAGTGTTTCCGCTTGGCTATCTTGGCGTTAAAGTTGTCGGCGTATTCGGCTGGCCATCTGTGCCAGTGCCAGTTAAGCAAGCCGCGTTGATTCAAGCCGGAGCGGTTTGGTCATCCCGAACAGCGCCGTTCGGCGTAATTGGCTCGCAAGAGCTTGGCGGCGTAATGCGCATGTCGCGCGCTTTGCATCCAGAGGCGCAACTGTTGCTGGAGAATTATCGCAATCGAACCGGCATTGTTGGCGGCGCATGAACGATCTGACAATTCATCAAGCTTTAGCAGCGCGCATTTCTGCAGCTACTCCGCCAACGGGCTATACGCTGCGCGCTGTGCATGCAACGCCGCCTGATAATGTCGCTGTTGTGCCAGCTGTTGTTCTTGTACCTGGTTCCGATACGATTAGTTATGGAGCCTCAAATCGAACAACGCTGCTAACGATTAATGCAGTTTTGTATGTGAACGAGCAAGCGGACATGCAGCGCAAGTATGCAGATTTGCTGACATGGCGCGCATGGCTTCGCGATGTAGTGTTGGGTGATACAACGCTCGGCAATGGACTTGTTGCTCAAGCGAGCTGCACAGCAACAGACATTGGCACAGACACTTACGCGGACGCGCAATATCTAACAGTTACCGCAACAATCGAATGTTCAATTTTGGAGGTTATTAATGTCAGTCCGTAAAAAGATTATTGCCGTGGAGCCGTACCCGGAAGCCCACTATCCGCATTTGCCATTGCCGGGTGTTATCGCAGAGCTTGATGCAGATGTTGCAGCAAGTCTGGTAAATTCAAAGCTTGCAACATATGTTGTTGAAAGCAAAGTGGAAGATTCGGCAGATAAGCCGAAGAAGGAGCGTAATTAAATGGCCATTGGTCTTGGTGCCAAGCAGTTTACTAAGATTGTTGCCAAGAGCGAAGCGGCTTTTGGCACTCCTGCATCCTTCGGCGATGCAAACGGCGAAATTCTTTTCAGCGATGCTGTGGGCGCAATCGACCCTGGCATTGTTGTTGATCTTGGGGATGATAAAACGGTTGGTGTTCGTAGCTCGCGTCTTTCAAATCTTGCGATCGTTACCGAAAAGGCGCCAACTGTAAGCATTGCAGCTTCGAATATTTCAATGCGAAATCTCCCGCTGTTCTTTGATGCTCTTGCGAGCATTACGCCCACTGACAATGCTGGCATTTACGAGTGGGCTTATGTGCCTGCACAAACGGATGTAGACACAGCAAAGACATATTCGCTTTACGCAACAGACGGCGTGCAAAAGTTTATTGCAGATGGCTGCGTGCCAACTGAAATTACTTTGTCCGCAGATTCAAGCGGCTTGCTACAGGGCGGCGTAACCTACGCTGCGCGTAATGTTGCTGCAACGAGCGACACATCCACAGCTGCAGTATCTGCGCAGCCGTTTGTGCCTGGCCGATTGTTCAAGCTCTACACGGACACAAACTATCCTGCGAAGGCAGGCGCTGGTGAAACGCAGTATTCAAGCTATCTAACAGCTTGGACATTTACGCTTATGCCGGGTCTCAAGCCAGTTATGGCAATGAGCGGTTCAGTAAACTTTGGCGGCGTTGCCTACACGGGCGCGCTCGATGCAACGCTTGAACTAACAGTTGCAAGCAACGCGTCCGCTACATCAACTTTCCCGTTCACCGCAGCTGGCACGCAGAAGTTTCTGCGCATTCAGGGCCTAACTGCAGACGGTTTTGGGCTAACAATTCTTGGCAGCTTTGTTGTTAATTCGGTAACGACAATCGGTTCCGAATCGGAAGGCATGGTGCTTAATACAGTTAGCCTGTCCGCTGCGTATGACACAACGGGCGGCGCAGCAAGCATTAAAGTTTATGTTGATTCACCGCTTTCGGTGCGTCCATAATATTTAGCAAGGGAGGACATGATGTCCAATGGCGTTATTCTTGTAAATCTTGAAGGCGAATTTGCAGGTTGGAATGCGCAGCTTCGCAGAAGTGTAAGCGCGCGCATTTTGATTGAGCTGCAAGGCGAACCCGCAAGGCAGTTTGCTGCGTTTGAAAAGCTTGTTCTTTCGCATAACTTTAAAGACGCAGACGGCAACGCCGTTGAAAGCGTATTGGATGCGCCAATCACGGCGCTTACGCAGACGATGGAAAAGTGGACTGCCGCAATCGCTGAAATCCCAAACGCGTAAAGCTGGCTGCACGCAGATTGTCCATTGGGCAATCTGTTGTGCCTCCAGCTGAAATAATCTTTCAGGTTCTCGCAAAGGAATTCGGCAAATTTCCTTGGGAAGTAGCCGAAGCGCCGATTGAAGATGTTATGCGCGCATGGGTTCTTCATTGTGAAATGCAGCCAAGGGAGTTGAACAATGGCCGCTAAGAGCAGCGCAGGGTTTGTTATCAGCATTGCTCCGTCCAATGAGTGGCGAAAAGCAGAGCTTGCGTTTCTTGAATGTTCGAATCTTGCAGCAAGCAAGCGTTTGCGCAACATTGCTTCTCTCAACGCTGCCAAAAAGTTTGTTGTGCCAATGCGCGCCGCTGCGCCAAAGAATACTGGGCGGCTGCGCCGCGCCGTTGCAGCTCGCCGCGCAAAGTATCAGGCACCCGGCGCAGTTGTCGGCATTCGGGCCGGCGCATCGCGCGAATCACAAAACGGCGCATGGTACCGATGGTTCGTAACCACGGGCCGATACGGACAACGCGCAACAAGAAACGGAATTAAAACTGTAAAGCGCGTGCCTGCAAACCCGTTTGTTATTCGCACAACAAACAAAAACGATTTAATGAATCAAGCTCTCGAAGCATATGCGGATACAATTCAGGCGTTCTTTAACAATGAAGCATTTAACAGTATGATCATGAAGTGGAAGCGGGGTAAGTAATAGTGGCAGCCGGCGAACGATCAGTTAATTTTGCAGTTGTTGCTAAGGATTCGGCTTCGCGCGTTCTCAAAAACATCAACAAGAGCCTAAAAGGCACGCGCAGCATTGCGGAAACAGTTGGTTCCGATCTTAAGAAAGCCGGCATTGCCATTGCGGGATTTGCAACTGGGCTTGCTTTCTTTGCCGCAAAGGCAATTCAAAGCGCCGCTGCCGATCAATCGTCCGCAGATCGATTAACTGCGGCTCTGAAAGCAAGAAAATGGGCAACAGATTCAGTTACCGCGGCGATTGAAAAGCAAATTGAAAAAGGACGATTGCTGGCATTTACTGGTGAAGATGTCAGGGCATCAATAGAAGCAAGCACGCGCTTTACCAAGAAATATTCTGTTGCGCAAAGAATTCAAAACATTGCAATGGACCTTTCTCGAAAAACAGGAATGTCTCTTGAGGAAGCAACGCTTGCGCTCGGCAAGGCCTATCAGGGTAATGGCGCAAAACTATTTTCAACGCTGGGCATTACAAAGAAAAATCTAACCGGCACAGCTGCGCTTAACGCTATTTATGTAAAGACCAAGGGCAGCGCAGCTGCGTATGCAAACACAGTTGAAGGATCGTTTGCTGTGCTGCAAGATTCTGCAAGGGATTTGCAAAAGCAAGTTGGCTTTGCATTGCTTCCAGCATTCACAAAATTGTTTAAAGGTCTAACGCCGTTTATTGAGCGTTTCAGCAATTACATTAAAGCGGCAACCCCTGACATCCAAAAGTTTACCGACAAATTGGTTACCAAGTTTCTTGCAAAACTGCCTGGGCTTATTGCTCAAGCTGAAGAAAAAATGCCAAGTTTGTTTCGCCAGTTTGGTGATTTTGTTGATAGCGTTAAAAGCATTGGCAAAGAGGCCGAACGAGTGCTTGGAACAGGCGGTGTAATTCGCGTAGCTATTACGGGTATTGCCGCAGCCTTTGGCGGACTACGAGGCGCAATTGCTACTAACTTGCTTGCAAGCGGCGTTGATCCAATTAGAGCATATTTTATTTCAACTGCAAGCGCGGGCATCCTCGAAGGTGTTATTAAAGGCATGACAGCTTCGCTAACAGCTGCAGCAGTAAGTAAATTCTTTGCTTTGTTTAAAAATGTTCCAATGACATTTGCGCCAACTGCGCCAGTTGGAACAGCTCCCATTCCTGCCGCCGCAACGGGCATTACTTTTGCAGGCATTGGCGCTGCTATTACTTCATTTGCAACAACAATTGGCACAGGACTTGCAGCTATCGGCGGCGCTGCAGCAGCAAGCGGCGGCGCAGGACTATTCCCGCTGTTTGATCCAAATGTGCCAGGTTCGCTTACTGGGCCAGATGGCCCGCTAGGCTTTTTGAATCAAAGCGGCAACGACCGAAAGAAAAACTTTGATGCGCTCTATCAAAAATATATTGGCATGGGCGTTAATACCAATGACGCATATCGAGCAGCCACATATGAGCAGGGCGTTAAGTACGGAATCAACGAATATCAAACAGAACATTATAAAATGGCGTTCGACAAAGTTTTGGCTGGTTTTGGTCTTGCATTCTCGACCCCGTACGGCAGCACAAATAGCCCGATGGAAGCAAAATACACAAGCAACATTTATATTGGCACAGAAAAAGTGGACACCGTTGTTAGCGATTCATTGAAGCGAATTCTTCCAGACGGCGGAAGGACGCTGCAATAATGGCAACGCATCCATTTGCAATTCTTGTTGATGGCGTAAACGGCGGCGCAAACATTCTTGATGATTACTCAACTGCAAGCCCGACCACGCCGTGGGTTGATCCTGTCAGCGTGCGTCTCAAGCAGGATGCAAGCGGCGAGGGCGGATCGTTCTCGTTCGATGTCATGCAAGTTAAAACGCCTGTGGGCGGCCCGTGGTGGAAGTCTTACAACACAGGCACGGCAACGGGCGTTTATGACAATGCGCGCGTTCGATTTCAAGTAAGCGGCACAACTACATTTCTTGGATACATTACGCAAATTGAAGCGCGGCTTGCGGAGAACGGCGTTGGCACACGCGCATCGGTAACCGTCTCTCCAGCTGTTTCTTTCTTGGACAGAATCATTGTGAACAAGGGCCGCAAAGCAGACCCATCTGGCATTTATTCTCTTGAGAATACTTGGATGTTTGCGCTTGGTATTTCTTCATCAACAGATCAAGCAATTATGACTGCGCTTGTTGCAAAAGCGGACGAGACAATGGGCCGAGTTTCTGCGAGCGGGCGCACAGCGAATAGATTAATGGTCGCAACAAATACAACGCCGGATTATGGCTCAAGCGCAGCTGCAACTATTGGGCGCCAGAAGTTTACAAAGCCTGGCACGCTGCGATCATTTATGGACACGATTAAGGAAGCTGCGCAGAGCGAAGACGGATTGCAGCGCCGCTATTGGGTAAAGCCTAATGGACAGATTGCATATCAAACAGTAAGCGCGCCGCCAACATATGCCAATGCGCCGTTTAAAATTATCACAACGCCAAACTTCAACACAACTGCGCAACCTTCAACGATTGTTGCGCGAGAATTGAGCGTTTCGCTTGATCATGATTCGATCATGAAGAAAGCAAACTTTGTAATGTCAGAGGGCTGGAGCAAACTGGACAGCAAAATCAGCGGCGGCGCGTACACGGTCACCGATCCATATTCGCGTGTATACGATGCAGCTGCGCCCAATGGCGCAGGCATGACAACGCGCGCAGGGCTTCGCCCCGAAACAATCATTGAAGTTAATCCTGTTCCTGGCAGAGCTGCTTCGCCAAACTTTTGGAGCAATAAAATTACCAGCTACGCAAGCAGATATTTTGGAACAAACACTTATCCAAACAGAGCTGCGCCCGTGCGCAGCATTTCGTTTAGCATTCGCGGCGCGTCTGCAAGCGGCACAAATGTTTATGGCTACTCTGAAGGCTACAAACAAACAGCGGCAGCGAGCTACGCGCTGACAAATTGGGAAGCTGGACAATATGTTTCCATTGTGTCTGCCGATTTGGACTTAAACGGTCTTTATAGAATTGAGCAAATGGAAATGTCCTTCGAATCTGGCTCAATGATTCGCAAGTTTGACTTTACATGCGAGCGAGTTCCGATGGACGCGCTTAAGCGATGGCTAAGAAAGGCGATTGGCTGATGGCAT